AGTTCCTGTGTGACAGAGACATCGCCGGCTGCGTCGAAAGCAAAAATCTTGTTCGCGCGATCCACCGCGCCGATTGCAAATTCTGTTGAGGAAATTGTGTTTGTTTTTGACGCCTTGATCGAACGGTCCAACTCCTCCTGCAACCCTTGGGTAATCATGGTCAGGCGATCGAGTCCGTCTTCGTGGCTCTCGGCCGGGAACGGATCGTTCTCGACGTAGTCGGTCCCCTGTGTCAGCGCCAGGTTACGCCGCAGCACCACAGTCTCACCAGATGCCGGGATGTTTCCGGCGGTAAACGTGACCGTGCCGCCAGCATCGGCGCCGGCCCCGCTGACGGTGTAATGCGTGGTCAGCGTCTTCGTCGTTTCCGTGCCGGTAGACGAGCGGATGATGACCTGCATCTCGCTGTCCGCGAAAATCTTGAATGTATACGCGAACGCAGTTTGACTACCTGTACCTGAGTAGCTGACTTTGGTTGTCGTTGAGCTAATCGTCATTGTTGTAATCCTTCACCGAGGGCTTCCTTTTCCGCCGTTTCCTGCGCAGCGCGTTTCTGAATAAATTGTTGCAAAGCCCCGCTACTGCCGATCGTCTCTGCTAGTGCGAGTCGTTTTGCTTTGAGGTAGGCGCCGCCCAACTTGTTGCGCAGCAGATCGCGGATATCGTTGTTTCCCTTTTCCGCCGCCTCAATCATCATTTTGATTTCGGGTTCTTTGACCAGTTCACCAATCGCATTCTCGGCTAATTTTCCTGTTCGCTTTTGCAGCTGATAGCGCATCTCATCGGGCAACTGGATAGGCTCGTCCAAGCCAGGAATGTTGATTTCCCGACTGAAGTTGCGGGACGCGATGCCCTTTGCGGCATTGATGGCACGGATTACCGGCGATGTTTTTTCGCGGCTCAAATACGCCGGCGATATAAAATCCGGTCCCAGTGCCAGGTTGCGTTTGCCATCTTCCTCAAGCACGCCGAGGTAGATGTCATTACCCAACATATCGACCCGCGGCTTCAAATCAGCCGACAGGCCCGGTATCTGTTTTTTGGCATTTTCAATAAAGCCTTTGGCGTCGTTCAGCAGCGGATCATTCAAACGTTCTGCGTAGCCAAGGACGCGAGGCACGGTCGATTGCAACATATCTTCCACAGTTTTTACGCCGTAGCGTTCTGGGTCAGCGATCGAGCGACCAAGATTTGCAAACCCCTGCATGAAGGTTTTATTGGAAAGATTGTAAACGGTAGCGCCTAACGCAGCCCCAACGACATTATTAAACGTTGGGTCTTCGCCATCAGTTGCGACCCCGATTGTTGCGGCGTCAGCCCACGCCCCAAGAATTGAGGACAACGGTTCGACCCCGGCATAGCTAACATAAACACCACCGACCCTGATGCTATACGGTTGCCAATTTTTGAGGCGCAACGCCTCTCTCGCACGCGGATCTGATGGACCGCCGCCGGTGATGTCGCCGGTCAGGGCTAAACTAAAAGCGGTCATTCCCACACTCGTACCCAGCGCAATGCGGGCAACGGCCTCATCTTTTTGCTTGCCGCCGGCACGGATCATTGCGCCGGTATTACCCCACCAAATACCCAGCGGTGTGCGATCAACAAAAGTGTATTTGGCACTGTTGTAAGGCGTTTTAATAAACGGAAACATAATGCGCATCATTGGTGCGCGCGTTATGTACTGAATTGATTTGCCTAATGTGTCCAAGTCGCTCTGTAGGGTCTGGTATTTGGCAACCGCCTCAACTTTTTCCAATGCAATCACGGGGGGATCAGCCATAAATTCGGCGACATAATCAACCAGGTCGTCGCCCTTTAATCCGCGGGCCTCTCCGCCCATCATGGCTTGTTTGTACATTTCTCCGCGGGCGGCAATGACTTTGAAAAACGTATCGCCGCCTTGCAGCGTGCGATAGCTTACGCGACCAAGCGTTAATATGTTCCCCAGCACATCAGCGCCGGTTGCCAGGATAGGGTTATTTTCAGCGTCAATACCCAGACCGCGCGCACTGAACGGTGCCGCCAGTTCTGATTGCGGCCGGTCCAGTTTAGACCCGCCAATGTCATCGCTCATGCTCATAAACGCGCGGCCGGATGCACCGAATGCCTCGCGCAGCGCCATGATTTGACCAAACATTTGTGCGTTCAAATCAGAGAACGTCGCTGTCTCTGCCGCGTTTGCGCCCATGCTACGCCGGATGCCACCGACCATAGCGCCGCCAACCATTTCAGCATTGGGCAGTATCAGCGTGTTTATAACGCCGCCCAGAATATTCTTGGATTGTGTGATTGGATTGGTCAGCAAGAAGTGATGCCACACTTCATATGCGGCGTTGCTGACACGTTTCCATTTGGACAGGCCGCGCGCAAAACCAAGTTTCTGCGTCGGATCTTCTAGCTTTAGATGATTAGCCGCGCGGCGGCGTACCTCTTCCATGCCGCCAAAATCGTCCAGCAATTTGGTGAGATCACGGCCGCGCATACGATCAGCGTTAACCAATTCGTTGACGTCTTCACTTACTGGCCGCGCACGCGCCGGCACACGCATCGCTGATACGGTGCGAGCGTATTCTGTCTGCGCGCCTTTGTATTGCCGCTGCATATTAGCGACAAATTCCTGCTGGTATAAAAACGCCGCTAGCTGTTCCGGCCCGCCGACCTCCGCAGCCTCGGCCAGTTTGTCGAGTTTGCCAAGCTCGCCCATCAGAATATCTTTTGCGGCCAGCATGGTTTCTGCCATGCCCAGCCCTTTGACCTCAATGCCTTGCCCAACTTCACGACTGAGTAAGGCCCGCGCCACTTCTTCAACCCGCTTTTCACTGGCGCCGATCAGGTCAGCCATTTGCCGGGTGGTTTGCAGCGTTATGACGCCGCGCTTGTCTTCATTGATTTTGCCGGCGTATAGCTGGCTGATTGTCTCAACGCGTTCAAGGACGCCAGCCTCGTCCACCATTTTTTCGCTATTGAAATCAGTCAGCCCACCTTCAAGCAGTGCCTCGCGTTCCTTGGGCGCCGCGATAAGGATTTGGCCTTCGTCATCAGTGACATTGATATAACGCGCGTAGGGGTCCGGCGTTTCCAATACTGCTGCCCGCGCATTGGGCGCTTCCAGGGCAGACGTCTCATCAATCGGGTTAGCGTTGAGGTCAACCTCGTCAGATGCGACAGGCTCCGGCTCTGTAGGTATTGGATTTGTTTCTGGCGCCGGGGCCGCTTCAGCGGGCGCCGGTTCCGTTGTGTTTACCTCTGGCTCTGCCGCTCTTTGCTCCTGCAATTCCTGCGACTTTTTGCGAGCGCGTGACAGCACGTTGTCGCCGGTTTGATCAGCAACAGCGGCGCCTGAGTCAAAGAGTTTATCAATGCCCTGCGTCACGCGGCGCGTAACTGCTGGCGGCAAACGCATACCGGCTACTTGCGTGCCGTCAGGTTGCGGCGGTGTATTAGCGGTCCCCAGAAGGGAACCGCTTTGCGGATTAACAGCCATATTGCCTCATAAAAAAAGGCACCCAGAAGGGTGCCTGTTGGTCGCGTTATGAACGCCGTCTATTCTTCAACGGCCTCGTTGAGAGGCGTCGGAACCTTCTCAAGGTTGCGCAGTGCTTGAAACAACTTTGCCTTGGGCGTCTGCGTTTGCGAACTCTCGCGCTGCCGCGTCGAGTTTGTCTCGGTCAACTTCTGGTCGTTCGAACCATCTGACATCTTTTCGCTCCGTTACCTTAAAGCCTTTGGGTACGATACCATTCTTTGGATTTTTAACATACTTTTCAAATTCTTTCATGCGTGGCGGCGACATGTAAACATCGGAGCCATCAGATAATGGGTACTCAACAACCTGACCGCTTTCACCACGCATGTACCGCATACCCGATGAGAATGTGCCAGGCTTACCTTCCCGCACACCGACGCCCACCGGATTTTTACTAGCCACCGCCTTTAAGGTTTCGTGATCGACAACTTGCTCGCCATCAATAACCCAGCTTTCCCAATGGAATCTTCCCAGGCTGGCGTCCTGTTCGCGACCGATCATACGGTATGCTTCAGCAACATTTCCGCGAAGTCCATCCTCTAAAGCCTCGGTTAACAACAACCCACGCGGACCACGCATAACACCCTGCAAGCCTTCTTTGACAGTGGTGCCTTCCTTGCCAAAGCCATCGTAAATATTTGCGCCCTCAAAACGGCCGTCGTCCCATAAGTGCCTACTTTGTATTCGATCCATTACCAGGACGTCGTCGCGACCGCCAACCAGCAAGATAAAAGAAACCACCTTGTTATCGATGCCAGCGCCGTCTGTCAGATCCATAAACGTGCGCCGAATTTGACCCGCAGACATATTAGTGTCGCCCATCATGGCATGAAGCGTTTGCAGAACTGTTTGGTCACTTCCATCAGGTTTTTTGGCAAGCTCTTGCAACAGCTTGCCCGCTGCGTTGACGTTCATCGTAACTTGTTTACCGGGCGAGCCTTCTGGCAATTTTTCGCGCATCATGTTTTGCCATTGCGCTAAGTCTACGTCGTCAAACGTACCGTCTACAGCTTTTTGAATCAGGTCGCCCGCGTCTGCAATAATGTCGATGTAGGCACTCTCTTGCTGCACAGGGCCGGCACCACGGGACAAAATGCCCCAGACAAAAAGATTTGCGGTGGTTTCAGCATCAGCTTCGCCAGACGAATACATGTCTCGCAATATCGAAACATTGGCAAAACCTTCATCAACGCCCGCTTTCATTTCCGGCGACAGTTGTTGCAGTTTGTCAGCCATCGCTTCAGAAGATTGCGCGTAGTTAATCGCTTGCATTGGTGGCACCGGCAAAAGATCGCCACCAAACGTGTCTTGCTGAAATGCGTTCCAATTTTCGATCGATGTTAACGCTTGCGGGTGCGCGGCCTTGGCTTCATCAATAGCTAAGAAATTAGCTGGCTTGTTGGCGGCTGAGAATGCTTGGGTGACTTTGTATTGTGGTTGGGCGCCAGTACCGACTGACAGCAGCTGATGAGGAACCTTGTGCGCGCGTGCGCCTTCCGGTGCCATAGGTATATCCACAGGCCCAAGCCCAGAACTAAGAACCTGACCGCCGCCCATGCGGTCAACGGCTGCGCCAAGCGCGTTGTTTGCGCCTCTGGCAAGCGCCACTCCGCCTTGCACCGCTGCCGGTAGGGCCATGCCTAACCCAGCCCCGGCTACCGTGCCGACGCCGGTTGCAACCAGGTTTCGGCTGAGATCAAATTCTTTTTGCTGCTCTGCGGCAATTGCTGCTTGCTGACGCATCGCGTCGTCTAGGCTTGCGTAACCACCACTCTCGACGCCTGTTGCTATCGCCGTCGGTATTAAGCTGCGGATGTAATTCATTACGCCCGCCTTGCCAGCAGACTTAAAAGCCAGACGCGCAAGGAACCCCGTACCCAAAGTACCAAGACTTAGATAGGTGCTTGGGCTGGTTGCTAGGTTTCCCAACATGCGTTTTGTGCCGGACCAAGTGCCGTCCGGTAGTTTGTCGTAACCTTGTAACAACGAGAAAAACGCAGCTTGCTGGCGCTCAGTCATGTTTTCGACTTCGTCAAAAAAACTCAGCTGCGTCTCAGGTCGATAATTATAGCGACCCATAAACTCCAAGCCCCACTGACCGATTTCGTCGTCGTTCAACTGGGGCGGCATTGTCAGGTCGCCACCAAAGTCGTCTTCTTTATAAAATCGAGCCTGCGCCATATCTGCTCTTGGGTTGCCGGTCTTACGCCGCTCCTGCGGCCGAACAAACAGCGAATAAAGCTCGCGTGATGCATCTATCCATAGCGCACGTTCGTTGTCGCTGAATCCCCGGAGTTCATCTATGACAGGATTGTCGGAGTTGAGATCTACGTTCTTGTCTTTCTCCGCGACAAATTCCGCGTCATATCCCTTTTCCTCCAACACCCGCGCCGCTTCTTCTTCGGCACCAGAGTTGGGGATGGCTTCGTTGTAAACTGACGTTGGAAAAATCATTTTTTATTGAGCTTTTCTAGTTCAGCTGCTGCGTCTTTATCAACGCTGGTTTTGCTTGTGATGTAATTTTCAAGAATGCGCAGCTTGAACAGTTCCAAAGCCAGGCTTGACGCTTTGCCTTGGAAGGCTCGCTTCGTCTCCGTGCGCGATTCCTTAACATCCTCAACAGTCCACTCAGTCATCGGCTTATCTTTTGCTGCCCCCAATCGTGGCGGCACCAGACTGCGCAGGTTTGTTCTCTGCCCCTGCTGTAATGCGTCAACGGCATTACGGAACGCTTGCGGAACCGCCACACCGTCATCAATGTCGGCTTCAAATTGTGCGCGAATAACAGCTGCTTTTTCTTTTGCGCCAGGAAGAATGCTGTCCAGTATGCCACCGGACTGCGCCACCTGATCCAGCACGCTGCCGAATATCTTTTCTTGCTGCGCTTGTGGCGTTCTTGCTATCTGCGACCGCGCTCGGTTTTCAATGCGCTCCGCAGTATCAAGCGTCTGCGTTAGTCCGACCTGTCCATAGGCTCTGTCTATAATTGCGTTAAGTTCTGCCTCACTATCAGCATCGCGTATTTCCTTGAAAAAATTGTTTAGTTCTTTGTTATCTACAATGATTGGGTCATCGCTCGACTGAAGCATCCGTTCCAACGTTGTACGTTGCTTGTCATTGATTTCACCCGTTCCAAAATCGGTTTCAATATCGTACAGCGACGGTCGTTCGTTTTTTTTGCTATCCAAGCGATATTTTTGTATTTGCGCTGCATACGTCCGATATCTTTTGTTCTGTCGTTCTTCTAATTTTCTTTTCGCTGTGCGTTGTTCGCGATCGTCCGTAGCCAGTGCCTTGCTTTCCAATCGATTGGCTAAACGCAATGCCCGCTCGGTTAAATTTTGGCGATCTTCTGGTCCCAGATTTTTGTAGGATTCTGGGCTTTGTATCGCACTGAACACATTTTCCGCGGCCTCTGGGTCATCATTTTTTTCTGCTTGAAGCAGTTGCGCTTCAACCTGCAAAACGTCCGCTTTGCCTAAATACTTTTTGACCAAGTTAAATTCGTCTTTGGGGCCGATGTGTCCCATCAGCTTCAGATTCATTGCCTCTAAACGAACCTCACGTTCAAGGCGATCGCGGTCACTTGTGGTTGGTGCCGTAGACATCTCGACCGCTATTTGGTCAAGAGTGCGGTAGCTATTCGTAACTGCTGTCTCGGCCATTAAAGCGCGCGCAGTGGTGCGCACGTTTTTGGCGCCGTTCGCAATGATCGCTGATGTTTCAGCGCGCCAAGTTCTCTTGCCGCTGCCTGTCGTAAACGACAAACCTTCGATCCCGCCCTTGTCTACCCGCTCACGTTCTGAGGTGACGTAGCGATTAAAAACACGCTCCGCTTCTAATGGATCAGGAATAGTTTTCACCATCTCGCGCGCTGTCTCTACGGCTGATGTCATGTGACTTTTAGCTTTTGAAACCTCTGCCTGGTTGCGAATGGCGACTTCTTTTTCCAGCCATTGCTGACCGATGTTTGAAATCGTATTGCCCAACTGCGCAACCGCTTGGCCGGGTGCTGCCATCGCGCCAGCATTAAGCCGTGCGGAGAGCGGTCGCGCGCCGGACCCCGCAACAAAACCAGTTTGGGGCTGTTCAATTTTTGTAATTTTCATGCGAACGCCATCGCCGCACGGTTGGCACTACCCAATATCGAACTGATCGCCTGAGTACGGGCTGCTTGCATTCTGGCGCGGCCTTCCATTCTGTTTAGGTTCGCGCTCAATCGGGAATCAACAGCTTGTTCGCGCATCGCAATCGCCTCGACCTCCGATTTGTAATATCTCTGCGCGATCGACTCTTCGATATTATTTGCGCTATCAAGCGCCACGTCCAAAGCCGTACCCGTCCCGGCAACCACACCGCTGGCGCCGTAACGCGCCTGTTGCTCCATTATGAAATTTACGCCGAGTTCTTGAGTGCGCAAAGCATCGCGGTCAGCCTGGAGCATAGTTTGCTCGGCTGCTTGTTCAGCGACCTTCGCGTTGCGTTCTTGGATTTTGGCGTTGTACTCAGCAGTCGCCTTCGCTGCCTTTCCGCTTTTCATCGCGCCACTGGCGGAAACCATTCCGCCAACGACAGCGGTCCCCGCGGCGATATATGGAGCAACCATTATTCTTTAACCCATGCAAAGCGCCAGTGATCGGCGCCATCTAATCCGAATTTGGGCATCAGCCCCTCCGCCTTCATGCCCATCCAGTAAGCAAAACGTTCAGCCGCGGGCCATCCCACTTGCACGTTGGCTTGCACCCGCCAAAACCCCTCACGCTCAATCAAATGTCGCAGCCCCCATCGCACTGAACGCGCAACCGCAACCGGATGTTTATCGACGTCTGAACTTGTCACCAGCCACGTTTCGCCCACGCCAGGCCAAAGCTCAAACACGCCGCAAGACAGCATCGGTTTGTCATTAACCAATAATGTGTAACCCGGCCGCTCCATCAACGCCTCGGCGTTGTCGCGCCAGTATTGCTGCACGGTGTCGTTCATAATGTAGGCGATATGATCTGCTTCGAAATCGACCCAATTACCGATCAAAGACTTCAAGCCTCGCATAGATGCCAAGCAACGTCAGCGGCAGCGGCTGATCCTGCACCACAGTAACGAAGCCGTCTGTATCGTAGCCGTTGTCAAATTCAATCGTCTTGTCGCCAGTGTACAGACCCAGCGCCTGATCCATCGGATCTGCGCTACTGCGGAAAGGTATGACGTCGGTCGCTGATGCACTCGCACCAACCTTGGCGCCGACTGTTTGGTAAAGCCGTACAGTGACATCGTGGATGCGTTTGACTTTGCCCTGGCTAACACCGTCAACAGAACCACCTTCGATGCGCATTGTCCGCAGGGTCGAGGTGTAACCCAGCCCGACGTGAACCTTGCTTGCTGATCGATCAAGTGTAACCGCGCCGCTGCTCACCGTTTTGTCCGCGTGCGCAGCGCCGTCAGCAAGGATAGTGACGGTTTCACCCTCAAGGTGGTTCAGGCCGCTAATTGTAGTCGCGGGCGAACCCGAATATGTCAGACCACTGTCTACATAGAACGCATCGCTTGTATTGGTGCCGAAGTCGATCGGCGTCAAATATTCGACATACCTGACAGTGGCGCCGTTCACGGTACGTTTAACGATCAGCCAAACCTGATCCTCGTTCAGGTCGCCCGGTATAACCGCAACGCTCTCAACCACGGCAGACGTCCCACCGATGATGTGGCGGTGCCAGGCGACAACATCTTCCTCGCGCCGATAAGTTAGCCCGCACAACTGCCCATCCGCGCGCGCAGCCCATATGACATTGTCAGGCTCTTGCTGCACTGCAAGCTGCTCAAACCCGCCTTCGCTAACATGCTCGGCAAGCAGCGTCATGTCTGGCGCCACATATCCGTCTACATCGTAGTTGAAGACCAGTTCGCGGATCTTGCGTTTAGCACGTTGCAGAAACAGCACCACATTGCCGGTCGCGACCGGGTCCACATTTGCCGTGCCGTATCGCGTCTGCCGTTTTATCTGGATCGTCGTCGGTGTAATCGGATCTGCCGTACTGCCAGAACTAGCGATAAATTCACCGCCGCTTGTGCCGATCACCAAAGCGCGGCCAGACGCAAGATAACGAATAACATTCACTTGGCTTGACGCTAGGGTGTAGATCATCGCGTCGGCGTCATCAGCGCCGCTGTTGAACTGCTCAAACCCACCAGCTTCTGAAAAGAAAACCGTCTGCGGCTGGCTAGTTGTACCGGCAAAAACTAGGCGCTCCTCAAAGAAACAAATCGCGCCAGGAAAGCCCGTTGTTTCTGAAAAGGCGCCAAGCCTCCATTCGTCGGTTGCTTCTAGCTTGCCGACGATTGTGTACTGGCCCCCGCTTTCATTAACAAGATCGTCCGAAGGGGACACAAGAATTGTGTCTTCAGTCAGGTCAACAATCAGGTAGTCGCCATTATTGCTGGACGTGCCACTGACCGTAATGGTCATCCCGACAGTGAAACCCTCGTCAACAAAGTTTTTACCAGTGTCAACGATCCGATCGTTATGTTCAGCGCCAGTAGAAGACGGGTCGCCTTCTTTAAACGAAATTGTCGAAGCCGCGTAGGTGGGCAATAACTCCGCATCACCTTTAAGGTTTTTCTGCACCGCTGCGGTCACAAGCGTTGCACTTGTATAAACCGTAATTTTTGCAAAACCATCGTGTATTTTCACCAACCGTCCGACATCAGACGATGCGAATAAATCTGCGCTGGCGGTTAGCGTAATGCTCCCGTCGCGGCCGTTTGCGGTCAGCGTCGTGTCCGTCGTGTTCTCATCCAGAAACGGCCCGAACTCAAATGCGACTTCTGTCAGCGTCCATGCAGTGTGTCCGGTGCGGGTTAGCTTGCGCGGAGCATAATTCGGGTGAACGATAAACATCGTGTCAGCGGATTGCGCATAGCGCAATTCAAACAAATCTGCCGTCGCATATGGCGTTGCTATTTCGTATGCGCTACCGCCAGACGTTATCTGCCCGTTGTCTTTGTAGAAACGAAAATATTGGTTTCCCGCCTCGATTATGTAAGTCTGCTCGGTGTTAAATTCGAACGGAATTAAAGTCGTTTTTGCGCTGTTTGTTTTTACACCAGCAACATAATAACTGCCGGGCCTCCGCGTTGCGCCGCCGTGTGGATGGATCAAAAGGTTTTCGAGCGTCGAGCATCCGTTGCGATACTTGGACAGATCAAACCGTCCATCAAGCCGCGGGCTTAGTTCCCCGGCTGTAAAATTGGCAAACGCGTAGCTCAGTCGCGCCATTAGAACCTCGCGTTGATGAAGTCAGTGGCGCCGATCACGTCTGGCGTACCTTCGGTAGCGTCAACGAAGCGCGCTTCAGACAGCTTCGCCTGGTATACGCTGTACATATTTTGTTGAAGCCCGACGCTATTAGCGACCGGATAAGACAAATCAGCGGCGAGCGCCGCCGCGATCGCTTCTATCAACAGCACGTCATATTCGTTTGGATCGGTAACGCGGGCGATGTACCGGATTTTTATCGTGCCTTCGTCGGTCAGCAGCTTGCGTCCTTCAATGACGTATTCAACGCCATCCTGCTCACCTTCTACTTCCAGTATGCGCAGGCAGTACGGATCTGCTGGCAACTGGTAGCTGTATGCATACTCCCAAGCGGGCGCATCGGTATCTTGTGCGAGCGAGGCGCGCTTGATCAAACAGTTCCACGGATGTGAACGGAACACACTGTCCCGCACAAATTCATAACGCTGATTGCACAGACGGCCGGCGCGGCTGTCCTCAGTCAACGCTATGATGTTGGACGCACCAATGTTGTTCAGCGCGCTGTTACAAATATCAACCGCAGAAGCCATTCAGATTTCCTAAAAAGAAAAGGGGCGGCATAAAGCCGCCCCTCTCACTTAACTAACGACGTAGTGGATGATGAAGGACAGGTCGCCCTCAGTTCCACCCGCGGCGGCCATTGTGACCGCGATGTAGTAGTACCCGCCGGGATCAGCAGAATCGCCGGCAAGCTCGTACATCTTCTGACCGCAAGTGTTGATGTTTGCGGCTTCGAAACGCACGTCAGCCATAGCACCTGCGTCGGCAACAGCAGTGGCAAAGACGTCTTCGTCTTTGACAACACCGGCGTCAGTGTAGATGCCTACGTTGAACGTGTTGCTTCCACCCAACGTGTCTGAGCCGACGAAGATGTGCGGCACAGTCGCGTTTGACGGAATCGGAGCGAGCATCAGAATGTCGTCGTCATCTGAGTCGCCCGCTGCCACAACGACTGTTCCTTGAGCCACACGCATAACGCCATGCAGGTTGGAAACGTCGTTGAAGACTTGCGGATCAGCTTCGAAGTTGCTGACCAGGGTTGAATTAGCAGTACCCATTGTTCAGTCCTCCTTATGCCGATTCATCGCAAAGAATAGAAACGACTTTGCTTTCTTCCATACGGGTGCTGCCGATCGACTGGCAATAATACACCTGTGTGGAATAGCTTTTGTCGGCCCGTTCTTCGATGCGAGACATGACGTCCTTGCCAACGGCAAGCATCACACCGTCCTGCGCCCACGCGAAGCAGGTGCGGATGTCTGATGCGACCGACAAGCGATTGGTCATATGGAAGGTGAATCCCAGGAAGGAATTTAGCTCACCGCGAGCTAAAGCACGGACTGTATTGAAGTCCGAACTTTTTACTTCAGTCGTATTCAGCAACGCGCTGATCTGCGCGGGGCCAACTGCGATATGCCGCGGAATCGACGGATCAATATCTGCCGAGTCCATGATCTCTTTCGCGGACAGCAGTTTAGCTACTGTCATGTCTGCACTGCCGTGGGCAACGATGTTGCCAGCCGGCAGAGCCGTGGACGTGCTGCCCGATTTCCCCGTCTTAGAGGAACCCGTCGCTGCCGCGATGATTTCATCATCGACAGCCCGGTTCATAGCGGCAGCTGCCGCCTGGGCATATGTGCTGGTTGGATCAATCAACATGCGGACTTTGTCAGCATCGTCAATAAGATCTGCCCATTCGTAGGTTTCAAGGGTTACCTGACGCCTGGAATGGGGGGTTTCAACAAGGGGGGTATCCCCGTGTCTCGACGTCCGTTTAACGGCTGCTACGGAACCAACCTGGTCGAAAAATGCCTTTTCGCCAGTTACGGATTCTTCGCGTACCGCGCCACGGAGTGCGCTGCCGCGCTGCTGCGAAAGCAGAGCGACGTTCGTCGAGAACTGCTGCGAAAACGCAGTAGTAATCTGAACGCTCATAAGCGTTACTCCTCAGTTAGGTTTATGAAAAATCGGCCGGCTCCCCGCAGACGCGGACCTTACCTTCGCATTCGTTGCGATCGACGGCGTGACTTTTACGCAAGCACGGGACCGTTACCGGCTACCCCGATATGTCTAGGCAGCTTCGTTGCCGTAGAGCATTTCGTAGAGGCGATTGCGCTCTTCCAAAAAGTGCGCGTGCTGCGGATGCGCCGAGTTCCACAAGGGACCGTCAGGCGCTTCCACCTCTTTAATTTTTTCGTTCAACTCCGATGGCGTCATTGACATGTCGGACTTGTCGATGCCCGCAAAATCATCTTCGCTGACACGCTCGCGGATGTACTCGCCAACGTTAATCATCGCCTTGATAAACTCCGGGTTGTCGCCCAGTAGCGTGCCATCAGCCAGCTGGATTTCGGTCATCTCTTCGCCACCGAAATTCTGCACCAGCCCATTAGCCAGGGACAAGCGATCATCTAAAGCAGAACCGTATTCTGCGCGCAAATCAGAGTTTACCTGATTGCGTATTTCCTCAACATCAGGCCCGGCTTCAGCTTGTCCTTGCGCCATGTCGTTATAAGCGGACATCAGCTGCTGGGCCTGTTTGTTGTTCAGACCAATATCGTGCGCCGTATTTTTGAACCAATCCACAAGTTCGCTCTCGGCGCCTTCACCAGCATCGACCTCATACCCTTCAGCCGACTCTGGCCGGCCTAACCGCGTGAATACCTCGTTCCAATCGTCTGGACTGCTATGCTCACCCGGCAGCGGTATTTTATCCCGGCCGATCATGCTGCTTGCGTTGACATATGCCTTCGCAAGATTTTCAACATCATTGATCGGACCAAGGGCTGTATGCCCGCGAATGTCTTCGGGCAGGTTGTCTTTCCAATCGCCAGACGGGGCTACCTCCGCTTCGAAGACCTCCGCTACCTGTTCTTCTTCAGACACTGTTCTCTTCTCCTTGTGGTGGCTTGTCGTCGCTGATTAGCGACAGGATGAAAAGCAGCACGCTGCGCTGCCCTTCGGCATATGCGGTTTCATATGGATCACCGCGGAATGTTGGTTGATAGAACCCATACCGACGCTTGAGGTCTTCAAGCAGCCGTTCACCTTCATTGGTGTCGAGGATCTGCTTGGCGTCCTGCCGTAGCTCTTCAATCATCTATGGCGTGCCTTGCTGTAGCACCTTGATCGCTGGCGCTACCGAACCCAAAGCCTCGGCGGTTTGTGTCGCCTCGTTCAGCTGCTGCTGCACCTGCGCCTGTTCCTGGCGCTCTGCTCGCTCGCGCATAATCTCACCTTCACCCTTTGTCACGCGGGCCGGGATCGATAGCGTGTGCAGCATGTAGCGGACCAGACCATCGGTATCGAGATGGTCAAACACTGTCGGGTCTATTCCAGCAAGCGGGCTGAGAAGTTCGAACAACCGCACGATGCCCTGCACGTCGGACTGACGCTGCGCTTTCGCGAGCGGGCTGACGTACTCAATATCCAGATCATTGTTCAGCAGCGTCTCTGGCGCGGCCGGCAATTTATTCTGCCGGTTCAATATTTCGTATACGCGGCCAATCATGGGCTGAAGAAGTTCAGCCTGGAGACGACCCAGCACAGGCCCAAGTAGCCTCATCTTCTCTTCAGTGCGGCTGACCACCTCGGTCGCAGTCATCTGCGGCCCGGTGCCAAGTGTAAGCTGATCGACGTAAAACGCCGATCGGATCGCCTGGCGGCGCTGTTCTTCAAGATTAAGGCCAAGCGGATTGTTAGCGCCAATCTGCAAAGGCTCGATGCGATCGCGCGTACCGCCGCGATAGAAATTCAAGCCGCCTGGTGTGGTGCGGATCGGCAGCATGAACCCATCGTCTGGCACCATCAGGGGCGGGTCCACCTGCTTCTGTGCGGCCATGATCGTAACGCGCGACATGGCGTTAATCATTTTCGCATCAGGTAAACTGGTCATCGCGGGCGAACGTCCGTAATTTTGTTCGAAGCTGCTTTTGAGCCAGCGGGGTGCAACATAGGGAAACTCGTCATAGCCGGCTTCGCGCAAAACAATTTTCTCGCCGGGGTCCATGTAAATACTGGCAAACGGTTTGTTGTTCGCGTCAATGCGTTGTGCGTCACGCTCAGTGCGCGGCATCACCACATGCACCAGCTTGACCTCTTCGTAAGGGTCACGCTCCAACTTGCGCTGCATCTTTTCGCCAAGGTTCTCAGCACCAAACATCTGCGCGACCGATCGCACAGACATTTTGAACTCGCGGAACACCGTGTCTACGCGGCCAAACTGATCTTCGGACAGGTAGCACTCGCTGATATGGCGGGTGCCGAAACGGACGCCTTCGCCTTCGGGTGCGGCATCAATCATCATCACGCCGGTGCCAAACGTCACCAGGTCGCTGTACAATTCGTGTATCTGTTCCGCAAAGTTACTGCGCTGAAACTCGCGCTGCATGATACCCGTGACGGCTTCCAGAAACTCCTTCGCCTCGTCGTCGTTGTTCAATTCCTCATCGAGGTATGCCAGATCAAACCAGTTCATTGACGGGTTGGTCAGCATCCCATGCAGTGAGGCGGAAAGCATTTCAGCGGCTTGGATCGCGGTGCCGTCGTAAATCTGCTCCATGCGCTTGTCGCCGGCAGAACGCTTCTTCGTCACGTCCGCCTTACGCGGCACAACGTACTCGGCGACCTCTTGCCAGTGCTGCTCCCACGTCGCGCGCTGTACGCGCAGCTTGTCCAGCCGCTTCAGCAGAACGCGGGCGCGATCGTCCTCCGCCATACTAGGCGCCCAGCTTTTCTTTGGTGTCAGTCGAGGCGCTACCCAAAACGCTGGTTGTCATGCGTGCGCCAGTGCCGGCGCCGGTGCGGACCTTTGCCAGACGCTGTTTATCCTCGCCGTCCTTGTCGCCTACGTTGACAACAGCACTAGGGCGCACCACAGGCGCTGGCTGCACGGGCGGCGGGGGCGGTGGCGCAGGGGCTGGCCGTGAAAAAACTCCGCTCATTTATTTACTCCCCAGCAAAGACGTTTTGCTGACTTCTGCTTCGGTGGTTAGTCCTGATCCGCTGGTCGCGATCGTGCTGGTCCGACCTTTGCGGCGTTTGAGATCTGCACGCACATCATCCTCAACTACGGTGCTGGGATCTTTGATCGGCGCGGGTGGCGGGACGGGCGGTATCGGCGGCGGTGCCGGTGCTTTACTGGAAAAAAGACCACTCATGCGGCTGCTCCAAATGGATCGTATTTATTCTGCGCAACCGCCTGGGGCGGTCGTGCGTTGTCGGTGACGGTTTTCATGCCAACAGCCATATAGCGAAACGCATCAGCGGCATGGCTTGACCAATCGTGTACTGGCTGGTCGCGAAATTTTCTTGTGCGGTCGTTGTATTTGCGGTGGTAGTGACGCAAAGACTCAAGACCCTGGCGGCAATTGTCGCGATCGATGTAACAGCGCGGTATCAAAAGCCTTGCGGCATGGATGCCATCTTCAACTGGAAGGCGTGGGACGACGCGAAAGTTCAGCCCCAAATCATATGCAGTTTCTCGACGGCTTTTACCGCTGCCCATCTCACGCACTTCCAGATCATGCGGCCCATAGTGCGAGCCGTATGTGTAACCCAGGCTATGCAGGTGCCGCACATAGTGCGGCAGACCTTCGCCACGGTTTTCGTAGTAGTCGATAACCTGCACCTCACCGCGGCCCACGCTTTGCGTAAACCAGATCGCAGTGTAGTCATGCATTCCGATATCCCAGAACGTATCGACCTTATTAGCCGGATCGTGCGGGACGCTCGTAATACGTTTTTTGTCATCAAGATCCTGTAACTCTTTGCCAAAAATGCTGCCGGGTACGTTCGCAACCCAACTGCATTCGAACTCCTGATTGTACTGGTCGATCGTCATGGTCGCCTTGGCGGCTTCCAGTTCTTCCGCATCGAGCAATTGGGTTTCAGATGCCTTGTACATCTGGCGCGCCCAGCCCTTTGTGCTGGCGGCGGCTTCCCACAAATCGTGAAAGTAGTTGTGGCCCTGCGGCGTGCCGATGAACGTGCAACCGCCTTTCCTGTCGGACAGTGCCGGGCGGATGACTTCGGGAAAAATGCTTTCCGGCATATCCGCGACCTCGTCCATCACGGCGAAATCGAGGTAGATGCCTCTCAGACTTGAGGGATTTTCTGATCCCAGAAGGCTTATTCTGGCGCCGTTGGGCAGGTCGCAGCGCAGTTCCGTCTCATGGTACTTCGTGCCGGGTATCTTTCCGCTGAACTGCTTCAGATAATCCCAGGCGACGTTTTTTGCCTGGCGATACGTCGGCGCTATATACGCCAACCGCGGGTTGGGCTTCTGTTCCTCGATCGCGCGCTTCAGCAGATGATTGATGGCACAGACCGTCTTGCCGAACCGGCGATGCATGACCAGCACGTTGAAGCGGTTCTGATCCAGCATCTGGTGCAGTTCCCGCTGTAACGGGCGAGGCGTGTAATCGATCTCTATCGTCTTCAATGCACAAGCTCGCCGGCAGAGTCTTCCCAGCCCTCAAACGGCCCCATAAGCTGTTGCAGGAACCATTCAGCGGCCTCCTGGGTGTCAAAGCCCTCAAGCATCACGCACAAGCCTACCTTGCCCTCCATGTCGGGTACGCAGTAGGCGCTGTAATGCATCAGCCTCGGCCCATCACAGACTTCTTTTTCTTCTTCGGAAACCCGGCCTTCATGTTGGCGTAGGCTTTCGAACTTACGGTGGATTTGCTTTTCGGCCGGCTGGTGCCAGCTTTTTTGCGAGCGTTCATGTTTGCGTAGAGGCTCATGCTTTTTTCGCCTTGTTTCGTTTGCTGATTGCCGCCGCTTTGCTTTTGGCGTCGGCCTTGGATGAAGCGCCCCACGCGCGGAGAGAAAGAGAGAGACGCGTGGGGCGTCCCTTCGCATCGCGCATCGGCCCCTTCATGTTGCCCATGCGGGCGAGGAAGCTGGCGCGGCGAGGATTGTCGCCTTTCTTGACCGGCGGCTTCAGTGTGCCGGACTTGTAGCTGGCGCGGCCTTTGGCGTTTAAGCCGCCTTTCGGATTCTTGCCTTCTTTGCGGGTCCAGGCGGGTGATGCCATGTGGCGCTGCTCCGGTTCAGGCTCAGAGCGTCTGAGCCTCATTCTTCGATGTATTATCGTCTAGGGAAGCGGCGGGCGGTCTTGGGGGGGGAGGGGTAGGCATTTGCCGAAATCGGAAAAAAAATGGCACCCCCCCATCGCCAACGGACGCTAACCCATTGAAAACATTACGCTGACCTACTGATTATCTATCCGTGGACGCTGCGAATGCGTTGCAATTGCGGCATCGCGCGCGTATCGATAGCCGCCTCCGCCTACTTAAAAAAACTATTGTTTCGACGTGTCGTCAGCCACCAGCTTGATGACATCGGCCGGCTCAGACTTGCCTTGCTCCTGCTCGTCCGGCACGGCTCCCCACACCAGCGTCACTGGTCCGCTTTGCTGCTCGATGTCTTCCTTCTTGTGACGCACACCACGGGGCTGCATCTTCGCGAACGTCCACTTCTTGGTGTCAACCTCAAGCCGACGACGCTGCACTTCGGCGTTCATGTATCGCGGGTCCATGTCCGTCGGCAGCGGAGACGCCGCCAGGTCATGCATCTCGTCGCTCAGAACCTCGGCGCCGATCGCTCTCGCACGGCTGTACATATCGAACAGGTCTTCATCACGCTGCACCGCCTTCAGCACCGTGACCCAATGCGGCATGTTCTCGCCCTTGTCACACACCGAACGCAGCGACTTGCCCTTCGCGAGTTCGTCGCAGACTTCCTGCATCTTCGACTTCGTGACCTTGAACCGCTTGGTCATCATCCACCCATAAAAAAACCCGCCGAAGCGGGTGATTGGCGTCAGAACGCCACCATACAGAAAAATACCCACATTTAGTGTGCATCGTCAACACCAAACACTACATCTTGTACCACAACTCCAAAATAGCCCGCTCAAACCGCCGCTTGGCCGTCGCCGGGTGACAGCCCACCAAACCCGCCACACGGCGCCATGCTGGCCCTCTCTGCCGCCTCACTGCCGAATGGGCTACTGCCCATACCAAACGAGCGTCATCGGCCTCCAGCAGCCTTGTAAGCCGCAACGCAGCATCCCAGCGATCAACCTCACCCGCATCAGCCGGACTCGGTCGCACCTCGAACTCTCCATACCCATAAGCCAGCCCAGGATCAGGCAGATAAGTTGGCCAGGCCACGCGATACTTTTTCCGCATCACTCCCGGCATCTTCCGCTCAGTCTCAGCGGCTTCAAAGAACAAACCAACCAACCCATCGACATCGCCGACACGCTGCCGCAAGGCTTCAAATTCACCCATCATTGCGCACCTTCCGCCAACGTACTAGCCACGTTTACTGCGCACCAAGTGCGCGCCAAATGCGCAGCAAGCGCATTGGCGTGCGCGTGCGCAGTAAACTAGTACGGAATTTTTCTGCGCGCGCACTTTTTGCGCAGCTAATGCGCAGTAAGCGCGCAGTAACAGACCAAAAACAAACACCCCAATGTTCACCCATTGTTCACCCCCGGCAGCTTGTCATAATCAACGAATAATCCTTCATCAGATCGCCGGCGAACTGGGTTCTTGTACTCGTCTGAAAACAGGACGCCGGACTGTTGCCACGCTCGAATGATGGTTTTTGCAGCGCCATCTGCGATGCCCATTTGCACCAGCACTGTGCCGGCCCAACGTGCGGCAGACCTTTGGGTCCAGGTGTAGCGTTGGCCGTCGTCCAACCCCTCGCCAATCAGCAGCAAAGCACGTCGCGCACCATCAACGCCCAGCCCGTCAAATGGGTCAGGCGGCGACCAGGGCGCCAGAACGCCCACATAATCGCCTTGCATTAACTCAACCGAATGACGCTCGAACCACACCGCATCCGCGCTGGGTGCGCTCATATTGCCCTTCGCGTCGTCAACGCGGACGTACCACGACCGCCGCGCGGGCAGGATGTCGAAGCCTTCAGCCTCTTTGTCTGACATCGGTGTAATGGTCCGCGCCGATCGCACGGCACCGGCCAAAGCGCCGGCGCCTCGCGCAGTGTTTATGTCGCCGGCAGTTGCCACGAAACCAGACGGCGGTTTGCGTGTGTGATGGACAAGATCAATGGCCGCACCGCACCGCTTTGCTACATCAGCGAACACGTCCAGCACCGCATCGATCTGCTTGTTGTCGTTCTCTTCGGCGTAGTGGGCCTTTACGAGCGGATCGACCTGGAGCAGCCCGATGTCCAGCCGCTGCATCTGCTCGATGACCTGCTCCGCGGCCACTGTCGGCGCCACAATGCCGTCCACTGGCTCGGCGACAATCATCTTGCAGTCGCGGCCGCTATCGAGAAATAGCCAGCCTTCCAACTCACCGGGATCAATATCAAACTGCTCGCATATGGCCCACGCCCGCCGCAGCAGTTCGTCGCGCGGATCTTCAAGGTTGTAATGCCACACACGAACCCGCTCTCGTACTGGAACGCCCAGCAGGTCGCGCCCCGTCGCTAGCGCAATGGCTTCGGTCAGTTCCAGCGTGGTCTTGCCCACGCCACCCGGCGACACGGTAGCCGACACATATCCACGGATCAGATGCTTGCCATACAGCCACCGACGCGGCTCTACGCCGCGCATATCGGCAGCACTGAAGCCTGATGCCATAACGCGCACAATTCGCGTCTGGACCCCATCCAAGACCGCCTGACGGCCCTCAGAAACCCACACGTCGTTCCAGTCCAGACCGACGTCGTCCGGCATGACAATATAGTCGGGCTTCGCCTTCCTCGCACCGTCCATGCCCGCACCGCTCTCGTCATTATCGGCCGCAATCACGATCTCAGCGCGCGGCCACGCAGCACGCAGCCCCTCAACCACCGGCGCAAGATTGCCGGCGTCGAACGCACACACGGCACACTGGCCGGTCGCCTCATATACAGACGCCGCGGTCGAATAGCCTTCGGCGACATAGATCACGCCGGATGGCCGGCCCAACATAAAGAAGCCGCCCTTCTTGCGACCACCAGCCAGAAACCGCTTCTCGCCATCAGGCCCAATCGTCTGGTGTGAAATCACCTGCCCGGTGCTATCCACGATCGGGATCAGCAGCTTGTCGCCGTCCAGCAGCAACCCGTGCGATCCGACCTGCTTGTCCAGCAGGTAAGGATGATCGACCGCGAACTCTGCCGCGGCGATGTCCTGCTCCGCCTGGGCCGCTGCCTCAATGCGCCGCGCCTCGATCTCTGCGGCCTGTCGTTCACGCGCAAGCTGGATGTTGTGCTTTTCAACAATGGTCAGCGCGCCAGCCTCACGGCTGCACCATGTTTGCTGACCGCGTCCCGCCTTCCACGATCCGAACGAGCCGTAAAGAATGCCGTCTAACTCGGACAGGACATACCAGCCGGACGTGTTCTTGCCCCGCGCCTCACCGTCAGGCACACGGTGGATCTCATCGTCTGCCACTGCCACGCCAGCCAGGCGCAGACCGAACGCTGATGCTGCGTCGGTGAAGTCGCGCACAGATTCCAAGCCGCTCACCTGCGGGCGTATAATTATCTCAGGTATCGCGACCACTACAGATTCTCCACCGCATCAATCCGCTGGCCGATCCAGCGCATGACGTTGACCGCCATCGAATTGCCCAGCGCCTTGTACCGGGGACCATCAGGACAGGCGTCAGCGTCCTTGCCGCGCCAGGGGATAGCCGTCCAGCCATCAGGAAAGCCTTGTAGCCGCTCGCATTCTGTCGGCGTGAGGCGGCGCACGGATTGCGCAGCCACATAATCGCCGCCCTGGTTGCCGCCTACCGGCCCACCCGCCATGATCGGCTGCGACACGTCAGTCTCGCGTGCCTTGTAATCCTTGCCGCTGTTCATCGGCATGATGGAGTAGGCTGTCGGCACCAGCCCATGCTCATCACGCAACCCGGTGTGCGCGTCTCCCTCAGATACCAGCGTAGGCGCTGCGTCAGGCACCAACGGCGTCCCGCGCCCCGTGCCGTCCTCGCTGGCGTCAAAGCCTTCCGCGCGCAGTGCGTGAGTAACTGCTTGAACTTCTGAGCGGGCTTCAAGCGTGTAGGCAAGGTCTGATTGCACGCCTACGCCGTCCGGTCCAGATGCGGGGTTCTCGCGTAACGCGCCTGCTTGAATGGCGTGAGTGACCGGGATATAATGATTTGCATCTACTTCTGGCGCCCCGTTTGCCGTTGGCCCCTTCGCGGTTAAAGCCCCTACTGTTACCGGGATCACGCGCCCCGTGTAAGCGTCCTGTCCGTTCAGTCCGCCGCCCATGTGCGCGCCATCGCTCAACGCGCCGCATACCTCAAAGCCAATATCCTCTACGAAGTCGCCGGGTCTGCCGCTACACTGGTTAGCGCCTGACGTAAGGCTGTCGGCAATTCTTTCCCGCGCTTTGCGGCGCGGCGCAGGATGCCCTGACAGGCTTTCGCGCTCAAAAAGTACCGCTGCGGCACGCCGCCAATCTCCAAGATATCCGACAACGAACACACGCCGTCGTCGCTGGGGAACTGCTCTGGCAAAGCCGTCCACTCGGACGTACTGAGCGTCAAGAACTCGGTAGGCGAACCCATACCCGCATTCGACCAGCCCCCCGAGTATGGAACCAAAGTCCCGTCCGCCTCCGCTTGACAGGACGCCGGGGACGTTCTCCCAGACCAGCCATCGGGGCCGCAGTCTCTGAGCCAGTCTAAGATATTCGAGGGCCAGGTTGCCGCGGTCGTCATCCAGTCCTCCGCGCAGACCGGCGATGGAGAAAGACTGGCAAGGTGTTCCTCCGACCAAAAGGTCGATTGGCTCATATTGATTATCCTCAATGGTTGTAAAATCGCCGTGTAACGGCACGTCAGGAAAGCGATGCGCCAGCACGGCGCACGGAAACTTTTCGATTTCAGAAATAAAAGCGGCAGACCAGCCCAGCGGCGCCCATGCCACAGACGCGGCCTCAATGCCGGAACAGACGGACCCGTAAATCAAAACGGAATATCGTCGTTTAACTCAGCCGCACGCCGGCCAGCGTTCAACTCAGCCGACCGCCCGATGACCGACCGCAAGAACATCAGCCACTGGCCCTTGTCGAGCGCCCGCAGATCAGTGATCCCGATCGACTCCAGGTACTGCCCGCCAGACTTTCCGGCCTCCAAAATCATTTCGTTCTCTTCGTCGGTCCAATCCATTTTTTTCTCCCTCCAAATTTTCAAATGCTCTCGCGAACAAAACCAGCGATCAGGCCGGCTCACCCCAATCAGTCGCGGCGACCAGCCGAACCCGCGATCAGGTTTCCAGCACACCGCGCACAGGCCGTGGTCATTCGTCGTCAACCTCGCCCCATCCACCGCACGCCTCGCACTCAACCCAATAAACGTCGTACCCCTGCCAGGGATTGCCGTGGCTGTAGCCGCCGACCACGCGCTCGCGCTCAACCTCGCCCTCGCCATCGCAGTCGGGGCAGATCACGCCATCGCCTCACGCTTGGAATAATCACCGCAGCCCGCCGCTTGCTCGCCGGCATCCAGATATTTTTTGTGCTTTGTGCAAAGCCATTGCGGCCCATCGATCGGCTTGGCGAACGAACAGGTGCGGCAGTTCCGCGCCACTGGCGCGCCCTCATGGCAAATGTCCTTGTAATCGCACCACATGCAGTCGGGCGCCTTCGGCGTTTCCGCCACGCGCTCCGGTAGCTCGCCGACATTCTCGACCATCGACCGCATACGCTCGGCCAAATACTCAGCCTCGTCGCGCAC